AGCAATTTTGTGTTTAGATTGATCAACCGAGCAGGTGTTGCTCTACTATTTTCTAAAGAAATGGTTGTGCTCAATGCTACACTAGGTAGAGTCAAAGTCACTATCACCGCAGAGGAAACTGATCCTTTACCAGCTGAGCTAGCCAGCTACAGTGTAGAACGATTCAGTGGCAACTTGGCCGAAGCTGTGTTTGTTGATGCCCAGGCACAAGCTCGTGGCGATGTTGACATCTTTAACAGCGTTTATCCTGCATTTGTACCTAGTGAAACTTGCACTATTCCCACAATCTACGGCACGCCAAACTATCCAAATCCTGTGAGTCAAACAGGATGGCCAGACTGGGCCAACCCACAGCCGCCTACTTTCATGTCTCCACATATTGAACATTACACCAGTTTTGTTCCAACTACAGGTTCTAGTTTGACCACGTTCCAGTTGGAATTGGATCATTACACAGGCAATATCAAACCACAAGCAGCTGAAACTTATCAAAGTGATTGGTTCAATGTGGGACCTATATACAGCTACTACGATAAAACAGGTGTGATACACATCAATGTAGAAGGTTATCATCCGTTGCTTCGATTGAGTTTAGATAGCTGGGGAGGTATTACTCCTAGTATGGTTGCAACGGCATCAGCGTCGTCAATTGATGGTGTAATAACAAGTATTCAAATCACCAATGCGGGTTCTGGGTACATTGCGGCTCCTAATGTCACAATCGTAGGTCTTGGATCTGGGGCAGTTGCACAAGCAGAAATTATCAACGGCAGTGTATCTGCCATAAATGTTATTAACGGTGGTACTGGTTATGTTCCTAACCCGCTGAACAACATTCCAGCGGTGATTAGTATTAACACAGGATTCATCACAGACATAACATATCGATGAACTTTAAAAAAATTGTAGCATTTGGCGACAGCTGGATATACGGAGATGAACTAGTAAATCCTGAGCTGTTGGCCCTTAGTCCTGACACTCATTGCAGTTTAGATGCAAATACCAACTACCGAGAAGCAAATTGTTTTTTGGGCTTACTGGGTAACCACTATAATGTACCCACAGTAAATTTTGGTATCCCAGGCGGCAGTATGCAAAGCTCAATCTGGACTTTTCTCTGGTGGCTAGAAAAAGAAAAACTTCCATTAACAGATTGTTTGATACTGGTAGGTCACACTGATAGTGATCGACTGAGTTTTTATAATCCTAACCATGTTAGTTACGGAAATGACCCTAAATGGAACAAGTTTGTACACAGCACATGGGTTGAGTATGGCAGCAGTGTAGTTCCAAAACTTTATAGGGAAATGATCAAACAGCAGTTGGTATTAACCAATTGCCCAGAATTTTGTAAGCTCAACTACATGCAAACAGCCATGTTCTTTGATTGTGTTGCTGCTCGAAAAAATCTCAACATGATGCAATTTCATATCATGCCAGCAGACGTACCACTTGATTTGCCTACAGAAATTTGGCCAGAATTTTGTACTACATTGTGGTTTAGAGACCATCCCAACAACCAACAACGTGAATTGATCATGCCAGGCGGCCACCCTAACGAAAAAGGGCACGAAATGATAAGAGACAAGTTGATTTCTACAATAGACTCTGCTACAATGTAGCAATGCTTGACATATTAAACTACCTGCCCTCAAAGAGAAAACAATCTCCCAGTGGCTGGCTGAGTTTCAATGCTGTGTGTTGCACACACAACAGCAACAATCAGGATCGTCGACAGCGCGGAGGACTCAAAATAACGGACCAAGGTTGGAGTTATCATTGCTTCAACTGTGGTTTCACTGCCAGCTTGCAATTGGGTCGTAGTGTAAGCTACAAAGCCAAAAAGCTGTTGGGTTGGATGGGTGCGCCGGCCAACGAGATTGAAATGCTCAATCTTGAAAGCTTGAGACATCGGAGTATATACGGCATAATCAATGACAGGCAACGTGTTATAAATGTATTGCAGAGTATTGATTTTCAAGAAGTTGATTTGCCCCCATGCACAGAACCAGTCACACCAGAATGTAAATATGAATGGCGTTACCTACGTGATCGGTGTGCTCCAATAGACTTTCCTTTTCTAACTATACATAAGAATGATGGAGTCCATTGGACCAGACCGCAGGTGGTTGTTCCTTTTACCTATGATAACAAAATAGTAGGATGGACTGCCCGTATGCTAGACGGCAAAGCACCCAAGTTTCTTTCAAATACACAGCCAGGCTATGTGTTTGGAACAGACATGCAACATGACAATTGGAATCATGTGCTGGTCATGGAAGGTATATTTGATGCACTCTGTATAGGCGGCCTTGCTGTGATGCACAACGACATCAATGATGCTCAAGCTAGATTGATTCGTAACTTAGGTAAAGAAATCACAGTGGTGCCAGATCAAGATTCAGCTGGCCTTGCACTGATTGATCGTGCAGTAGAACTGGGCTGGGCAGTTAGTATACCTAATTGGGAAGATTGCAAAGATGTTAACGATGCTGTGAAGAAATACGGTAAATTAACAACCTTGCTAACTATTATGCAAGCTAGAGAAACAAGTAAAATCAAAATTGAAATGAGGAAAAGACAACTTGTCAAACAACTTAACTCTTAATGTACTTGGAGATAGTTACTCTACTCCTAATGTCTGTGTGTCACCAAGTAATTCTTTTTGGGGGTTAGCAGCAAAGGATCTTGGCGCAGATAAAATTGTAAATTACAGTCATCGAGGATTTAGTTTTGATGCTGTATTGCATATTCTGATTAACGAAACTTTTAACTTTGCTGATGATTATTTTTTTATTGGTGTTCCACCTCTACACAGATACATTGCACATTCTAATAACATTAAAAAAAATTACATAGCCAAGCAATTTGATGCAAACTATGCAATTGAAGAAATACCAATACACAGCCTAGACAATACACAACCATTTACCTTTGCTGAACAATTTGAAAATGATCGAGAAGGGGTAGATCGATTCAGCAAAGAGTGGCTCGATGTTCAATCCTTGGAAAAAATATTTCTGTTACATCAATATCTCACAGCAATAAAAGCAAGATTTTTAATTTTAAATCTCTCTGTTCCAATTGCGTGTCAGGATATGTGGCCCGCAGGGAAAAGTGTCATGGCCAAAGTCCGAGATCTTGATGAATGTGTGCTATTCGACAACACTTATCAATCAGTAAATGTCGATGACCAGATTAAACCTGTCGACTTTAATCAACACGGTTGGATGGGGCATCACGGTACTGCTGGTAATCTAAATTGGTACACTAAGGTAGTTAAACCTAAGATGTTAGAATTAAATTGGATCAATAATGCTTAAAGACAACTTGTCAAAAGATTATAAAATTGTAATTTTTGGAGATAGTTTTTCCGCTGACAATGTGGAAAACAGCTGGCCTTGGCTGCTGGAACAAAAATACACGGTTGAAAATTATAGTCTGCGTGGCGCTAGCGAGTATCGATTGTATTGCAGTTTTATGAACAATCTAGCAACAGCACAGTCTGCAGATGCTGTGATATTTTTTCACACAAACCCACAGCGTGTGTTTATTCCGGATCATGTGGATTACATGCGACGAAGTATGGATAGCCATTCTCACTCAGACATGGTAGCCAACGATGTGATGTCTGATACTGCATGGCGAAACATTGCAGACATGTATTATAGAAACTTTTTTGACGAAGGCTTTCAGAATACAATTTACACAATGCTAATACAAAATATTTCCTCTAGACTAAAGAACATATTGCATTGCAGTGGATTTGATGTGCCGACAAAGATAAACTCGTTTCATACGTTGCGTGAAACAAATCCTGGAACAATAAACCACCTTGACATAAATGGTAACCAAGTCGTTTATAATTATATAGAACAATGGATAGAAGATGCTAAAAGAATACGGAACTGATGTACAAAAGTTGTTCTTGGAAATGATGTTGGAGGATGCCACAGCCTATGTGCGTGTGCAGAATATCTATAACCCAGAAAACTTTGACAAGAACATACGCAAGGCAGCTGAGTTTATCAAAGAACACTCGGCCAAGTACAACACCTTACCAGACCGCACACAGATTTCGGCTGCATGCGGAATAGCGTTACAACCAATTCCAGACTTGACAGAAGGGCACTTCTCTTGGTTCATGGA